TCTTTGTGTTTTTTTACACAAGTTGGAGGTTTTACTGAGTTTTGACTGGTCAGAAAGCACAATCAATCGAGTTCGCCGAACGATCGGGAGCGATCTCTCGCAACCCGAAGCGATACGCTGATCATGATCTGATTCCGCGAGCCGATGGTGCTGCGCCAGAGATGCCAGACTACTTCGATCACCATGCTAAAGAGAAGTGGAACGAACTCATCGGTGACTTTCAGACGCTGGGCGTTCTGAGCAGTGATTGTCGCGAGATCTTCGCTGCTTACTGCATTGCCTACAGCCAGTGGCGAAGATGCCTCGATCTCGTTCGCCAGACCGGACCAGCGATCATCGAGCGCGATGGCAACGCAGTGACGATACGAAAGAACCATCTCTCGGTCGAACTTCACAAGTACGCGCAGCAGATGGATCGCCTTCGCCCAGAGATGGGACTCACACCATCAGCTAGGGGTCGACTGCGATCGCTGAACACTCAGAAGCAAGAAGATCAGTTCGAGACGCTGCTTGGAAGGATCGCCAAGTGATTGCCAGCGGAGTGTTGCATCGGCTGAATGCCTACGTCGAGAAAGTTCTGAGCGGTGAGCAGATCGCCTCGAAGTCGGTGATCGCTGCTTGTGAAAGACACAAGCGAGACATCGAGCAGCAATCGACAGTCGGCTTTCCGTATCACTTCGATGAGACGCTGGCGAGTGTCGCTTGTGACTTCTTTCCGCTGTGCTTGAAGCATAGCATCGGAAAGGATGCCGGTCTAAGTTTCGTGCTTGAAGACTGGCAGATCATGTTCGTCGGTTCGTTGTTCGGATGGGTTCGAGATGATGATAGTTCGAGACGCTTTCGCCGCTTCTATCTTTCGCTCGGTCGCAAGAATGGCAAGAGTTGCCTCGGTGCTGGGATCGCTTTGTACTGTGCTTCGTTGGACATCAACCCAGAAACAAGATCACCGGAAGCAGTCGCTCAAGTTATCCTCGCTGCAACGAAGAAAGAGCAAGTCGAGAAAGTCATCTTTAGCGAGATTAGCCGCATGGTCGAGCAAGGACCGTACTTGAAGAGTCGGTCATCGATACTGAACAAGCAAGTGATGTTCCACCACAATCAGGGAACCATCGCATGTGTCGGATCGGATAAGTCTTACGATGGGTTGAATGCTTCGCTTGTTCTGATGGACGAGCTACACGCTTGGAAGCATCATCACTCGGACTTCTATAACACGATGCAGACTGGCAGCGCTTCAAGAATACAACCGCTGATCGGCACACTAACAACCGCAGGCGATGACAAGTCTTACATCTGGCTCGAAGAGTATCGACATGCGAAGGCAGTGGCAGCGAACGAATATCAAGATGAATCGCTGCTCGCTTTAGTGTACGAGTTAGACGAAGACGATGAAGCGCTCGATCCTGATGTATGGCAGAAGGCTAACCCGAACATCGGCATAAGTGTTCAGCCGAGCTATCTGAAAGAGCAAGCAGAGCGATCGACAACTCGACTAGCTATAAATCGGTTCACTCGATACCACGGCAATCGACTCGTCACATCGTCAGAGCAAGCGTTCAACCTCGAAGCGTGGGACGCTTGTGCTTCTGATCAGAGTGACTGGCTCGAAGCAGATGCTATCGGCATCGGTGTCGATCTCGGAGGTCGAGACGACTTCGCAGCATGGTCGATGGTCGCAAGGTTCGAACATCGGAGGAAGACAGAAGAGGAGAGTTCAGAAGAAGACGAACACGAATCGCCTTTCGTCTTTCGGTACGAATGCCGTTCTTTCGTTTATATCGCCGAAGACACTGAGCGAGATCTGACAGCGCCACCATTCGCGAACTGGATTCACGAAGGCAGAATTAAGCTTTGCAAGTATCCGATCACCGACATGAAGCACGACATCCTAGAAGCGAGCTACGAGTTCGAGTTCGATGATGGCATCGCATACGATCCACACAATGGTCAGCAGTTCGCCGAAGATCTTGAACAAGAAGGCTTGCTCGTCGCGAGGATGCCACAAACATATGCCATGTTCAACGAACCACTCAATGACTTCTCGCAAGCGATGAACGATGGTCGGTTAGTTAATGATGGTTGCCCAGTGTTGCGATGGATGATCGGCAACGCTGTCGCTTGTCGCGATCGTCAAGATCGATGGATGATTGATAAGCGAAAGTCGGCAGACAAGGTCGATGGAGTTGTTAGTTTAGTTATGGCTTATCGGCGTGCGATGAGTTCATCGGGCAGATCGACGGATGAAAACCTAATCATAGTATGAGAAGAAGACGATGAACGAGCAGAAAGAACTAGAAGCACTGATCGCCGATGTGATGGGTGCCATGAACTCAGCGACGAGCGGCATCAGCGATCCGCAGGAGTGGCTAGTCGATGCACTGGGCGGGAACAATAAAGCGGTCGGAATGACCGTCAACCCATACACTGCTATGGGACTCGCGCCGCTGTGGTATGCGGTTAACAAGATCAGCGGTCACATCGCGACTATGCCGCTTAAGCTGATGAAGCGAACGAGCGATCTAACAACTGAGTGGATGAGAGATGATCCTCGCCAGCGACTTGTTGAAAGACCGAACGACTATCAAACTGCGGCGATTCAACGCGAGCAGATTCAAGGACACACTCTGCTGATGGGCAATGGTCGAATGGCGATCGTTCGAGACGAAGCACAGCGACCGATCGAACTCATTCCTATACTTCCAGAGTCAGCGAGAACGATGCTCGTCGATGGGAAGAAGTGGACGATGGTGATCGCGCCGGATCTGTACGACTACACCCAGAACGAACTCTTCGAACAACCGGGTCGAGTCTATTACATACCCGACGAAGATTGTGTTCACATTCAAGGGTTCGGATGGAATGGAGTCTGGGGCTACTCACTGATCCACATCTGTCGAGAGATCATCGGACTGGGATTAGCAGGTCAGCAAGCAGCAGGGCAAGCGTTCGTAAACGCTGGAAGACCGGGCATCATTCTCGAAGCGCCAGTCGGCAAGTTCAGAGATCCTCAGAAGGCTAAGCAGTTTCTAAACTCGTTCGATGAGAATGTGAAAGGCATCGACAACGCAGGGAGAACAGCGATGCTTCGTGAAGGTGTGACGGCAAGAGTTCTGCCCATCAGTCAGAGCGATGCCCAGTTCTTGCAGCAGCGAGTATTCAACCGAGAAGAGATCGCTCTGATCATGAACCTCGAAAACATTCTCGGCGATTCGAGTGGTGTGACTTACAAGAGCATCACTGAAAGGAATGCGGCTTACCTTGCGAACTGTCTCAACCGCTGGTTGACGAAGTGGGAGCAAGAGATGACGCTCAAACTACTGACAGAAGAAGAGAAGCAGAAAGGCGATCTATACTTCAAGTTTGACACTACAGCATTCCTATCCGGTGATCCTAATGCCATGGCGGACTACACTGGCAAGCTACGAGCGCAAGGATTGATAAGCGGCAACGAAGGTCGGGGAATGCACCATCTGAACTTCGTCGAAGATCCGCAACTTGAAACATTCACGAACCCGAACACGACAACGAACAGCACTGAGCAGATCATCGTGAGTGATGACGACAGCGGCGAAGACATCGAGAGCGAGCGCGAGACAGCGCTCTTCGAAGGTGTAGTCAGAAACACGATCAAGCGAATGACGAAGATCGAAGATGAGCGACTCAGTGTCGATCGCAAGAACTATCAAGAGTGGCTAGCAAAGTTCTACGATACATGGGCGGTCACACTGGGCACAGCAGTCGAAGATCTGGGAGCGAACAGTTCAATCGCTTCACAATACTGCAACGACACATCGAATCAACTTCGGGAGATCGTCGCGATGAACATCGACGAACCATGCGAAGCAGTGATGAATCACATGAGACAGCAAGGCGATCGCGCTGATGCACTTACAACCAAGATCCTCGATGATGTGAGAAGCTAGATGTTCAGAGTAAACCTAGATACCAAAGTGATCGACGCTCGCGGTGTTGTTGAAGAACGATACGAAGGTCAGAGCGGATTTAGTTCGGATGACTTCGTGGAAGCGTTCGCCGATCTCGAAGGCGAAGACATCAAGATCATCATCAATAGCGCTGGAGGTGTAGTTAGCGAAGGTCTTTCGATCTTCAATCAGATCGAGGCAAGAAGCGGCGAGACTACAATCGTGGTTGATGCTGTCGCTGCATCGATCGCGAGTGTGATCACAATGGCGGCGGACAGAATTGTGATGCGCCGCAAGGCTCAGCTATTCATTCATGATCCGTGGACTGTCGCGATGGGCAATGCCTCAGGGTTTCGAACTGTCGCCGATCATCTCGATGCCCTTGCTCGCGAGATCGCCGATGTCTATGCGACTCGATCGGCAGCGAACGGAGTCACGACAGATGTCGATATGTGGCTACAGTTGATGAGAGATGAGACTTGGTTCAATGCTGAGCAGGCGATGACAGCTGGGCTTGCTGATGAGATCTCTCGACCGCAAGTTCGAACGGCAATCGATGAAGAACAGGAAGACGAAGACACTGCCAGTCCGTACTCGATCAGCGCTCGCATGACTGATCCAGCAAGGGCAGAGATCGATCTCAGCGTGAGCGATGGCATGGTCGAAGAAGCTGAGAAAGGTCTCGCATGGCGAGAAGAGTTCAATCGAGGTGGCACTCAGGTCGGAGTGACGCGAGCTAATCAGATCATCAGAGATGGCGAGTTGAGCGAAGATACATGGAAGCGAGTCTATAGCTATCTCGCTCGTCATGAGGTCGACAAGGATGGCGAAGGGTTCACACCGGATGAAGACGGATTCCCTAGTGCTGGGCGGATTGCTTGGGCGCTGTGGGGTGGCGATGCTGGGTTCAGTCGAAGCAGAAAGATCGTCGATCAGTTGCAGCGAGAAGAAGAAGAAGATCGAGTCGAGCCGATCGCTGTGCTTCATTCTGCCAGAGTTCTAGCGGCAGTGCTTGACAAGCGGCACCGCATTATGCGACAACGACTGGGCATCAGTTGATGCCAACCGACAAGCAGCGAACTATCTCACTCATCCGTTGATGCAGTTGAACCGTTCGAATGTGTTGCCACTTGACAACCTTTCCAACTTCACAAGGCATTAACTCACGATGAGTACAATCAAGAACAAGATCGAGAAGCTCGACGCTCGGAACGCTGAGATCGCAAGCGAGATCGAAGCAATCGGATCAGTTGAAACCGCTGACGCAGATGCTCAGTCGTCTGCACTCAACTCAATCAGCGAACTCAGTGCTGAGTTCGACAAGAACGAGAATGAGCTGAAAGTCTACGCTGCTGCATTCGAGAAGACGAAGCAGAGCGAAGCACGAAAGGTTAATCGGCAGATCGCTACTGGTGGCGACTCGTCTCAGCCAGACGGCACCGCTAACGCAAGCGCTGATTATCCGTGGGAGAATCAGAAGATCTCTGCTCGGGTTGCTTATCAGAAGTCGAAGCACTTTAACAGCAACAAGGAAGCGTACTTCGCTGGATTGTTCTACGCTGCTGCTGCTGGCAATCACTCGGCGAAGAACAAGCTGATCGAGTCAGGCTATCAGATGAGTCCTGCTCGCGGCGACATGAGCATCACACCGAATACTGCCGGTGGATTCACTGTTCCTGAACCGCTGGAAGCGACGATCATTCGACTCGTCGAGGAAGCTGGCGTCTTTCGTCGAAGCGCTCGAACGATGCCGATGACTTCGAACACTCTCGATGTGCCGCAGCGGGTTGGCGGATTGACCGTCGAGTACCCGGGCGAGGGTGGAAATATCGGAAACTCAGATCTCACTTTCGGACAGATCAATCTCGTAGCTAAGAAGTACGCAGTGCTGGCACTGATGAGTACCGAACTCGAAGAAGACTCGATCATCTCGATGGTCGATCTTGTTACTGAGGAGATCGCTTATGCGATCGCTGTGGCAGAGGATACGAATAGCTTCCTCGGTGACGGCACAGCGGCGTTCGGTGGCATCACTGGCATCGCGAACGCGCTTGCTGCGGGTTCTCAGTTGGCACTCAATGTGAACTGGGGAGCGCAGACGCTCGACGAGTTCACCGATGCTGTCGCTGCTCTGCCGTTGTACGCAGGCATCCAGCCAGCGTGGTATATCAATCACTCTGGTTACGCTGCTTCGATGCAGCGATTGCTCTATGCCGCTGGCGGAAACACTGGCGACAATGTTGCGGGCGGAATGCCAGCTCAGTTTCTCGGGTATCCGGTTTACTTCACGCAAGTTCTCTCTGGATTGGGTGCTGTCGCTGGCGATCTGACTGCTGTCTTCGGTGATCTTCGGATGGGTTCAATCATGGGCATTCGCCGAAGTCTCACGATCAAGGTGCTGAACGAGTTGTATGCCGCGAGCGATCAAGTCGGTCTCGTCGCTACAAGTCGATCTGATACCCAGATCTTCGATGTCGGAACTGCGACCACTGCTGGCAGCATCGTCGGCTTGTTTGCTACTTGATCTAGTTTGATGTTCACAGCGTCACTCGTTCTCAGCGGGTGACGATGGGGCACAGCGGCTCTGCTTTCCGGTCGCTGTGCTTTCACCCTAATCAGGATCAAGTTATGAGTCAGATGTCTGCCCGTCTTCCATGGTCACTAGAACGAACGATCGCGCCAGCGAATCGACCGGTGACAATCAGCGCGCTAAAGCGAGCTATCCGACTCAGCGTCGAAGATGATAGTCATGATGAGATTCTCACGATGTATATCGATGCCGCTACTGAGCAAGTCGAACACGATACTTCGTCAGCACTCATCACTCAGACTTACAAGATGAAGCGAGATCTCTTTCCTTCTGATCAGAGTTACATCTATTTCCCGATTCGCCCGGTTCAGTCGATCGAGCATGTGAAGTACTACGATCAGAATGCAGAAGCAGAAGCGACTTTCACCGAATATACTTTCGACGCTTCTCAGCAGATGATCGTTCTGAATGCTGATGCTTCGTGGCCAACTGATGCGATCGATGTGAAGATCACGATCGTAGTCGGTTACGGTGACAGCGAACCATCTGTTCCGACCGTTCTTCGCCAAGCGATTTACATGCAGTCAGGTAAGTGGTTCCAGAATCCGACGATGGACATGAATGATGTCATCTATACGGATCTGCCATACCGAAGACTCATCGAACGATTCACTCGAAGTGATTATCCATAATGGCAAGACGAAACAAGATCGGCAGCAGACGATACCTAGCCACCTTCTTCTCTCATGATGGAACGGTCGACAGTGTAGGGCAGCCGACTTTCAATGATCCGGCGGCATGGCAGCAAGTCATCAGCGGATGGCCTTGCGAATGCTTAGCGACATCAGGTTCGGAGACTCTTCGCGGGCAGCAGGTAACTGCGCAAACTAAGCGCGTCTTGTATGGAGACTTCGCTGCTGTCGCTATCGCTTCTGCTCGCATGAGATGCAAAGTTGACGGCATCGTGAGCGATGTGATATCCGTGCTGGATGACTCGGGCGAAAAGCGAGAGATGAGGATTCAACTAGGAGAAGAGCAATGAGTTCGTCGGGTATGTTTCAGAAGATCGAGATGCAAGGCAAGGCGCTAAGATACAAGCGCCGCATGTCTGCGAAGAACAGCCGCAAGGGTGTCTCGTTCAGAATCACTCCCGCGACTGAGAAGATGTTCCGCAAGCTACCAGAGGAACTTAGGCTCAAGGTCATGACGCAAGCAACGCGAGCAGGCGGAACAGTAGTGGCAAGGAAAGCCGCAGCACTTGCGAGACCGCATCAATCACGCAGAACCGGAACGGCGAAACTTCAAGCGAAAGCGACTCGCCAACAACGAGCGAACAACCCGAAGAATCTATCGCAGTCGCTTCGAACCAAGATCGTAGTTTATAGAAACGCTGTTCTCTGCATGATCGGACCGGAAAGACCGTGGGGCAACATCGGCAACGTGTTCGAGTATGGTGGCATGATTCCGCGATGGAATAAAGAGGGAGGCAGAACTGACAGAACGAGGCAGCGTCCACGACCGTTTATGCGAGCAGCGGTCGACATGACAAGACACAATCAGAAGACAGCGTTCATTCTCGCAGTCAAAAAACGATGGAAGAAACTATGAGCGTTCAAGACATCGCGGCAGCATTCAGAGAGTTATTGATTACCGAACCTGATCTCGCGGCAATCGTAGGCGAAAGAGTCTGTAGCGATCAGCTACCGGAAGCGATGGCGACACCTGCCATCGTGTTCTATGAGATCAGCAGCAATATCGAAAACAGCATCGAGCCGGATGTGATAATCAACTGCTCCATCAGTCGCTTCCAAGTTGAAGCATTCGCATCGACGCGAGCGATGGCAGATAAGATCCAGCGGATAATTGTGCGGAGATGCGGCAATTACATAGGAAAGGTCGGCGAGGTTTGCATGAAGACTTCTAGGCTCACTGGACAGTCGTTCGAAACAGATCGCCCAGAACTTGGTTCGGCTGGTTTTAGATATATCAGCCGAGTCGATTATCAGATCACTCACTATCCCGTTGACTTAATTTGAAAGGTTACTGATGGCATACTTAGGCGACACCGGACAAGGCGCACTATTCACGATGGCGGCTCTGAGCTTGCAGTCCAGAGTGAAGTCGATTCAACTCCCAGAGTTCGCTCAGGAGAAAATCGATGCGACAAGTCTGCTCACTAACGGTTTCATGGAATACATCTCGGGAGATGTAGTCGATCCCGGCGAGATCACACTCGAACTAATCTTCGATCCGCAAGATGACTTCGATGCTCTTACAAGAATGGGCGGATGTGGCGAAGCGCTAGAGATCGAGTTCCCGAAGAGTCCATGTCGAACCGGTGCAACGACTGCGGCGACACTTGCCGGAACTGGTTTCGTTATCAACATGGCGATGCCTAACCTCGCTATAAATGAGTTGATGATCATCACTTTAACTATTGCGTTCGACGGCGAGACTGGTCCTACTTACGTTGCAGAGCAATAAGCAAGAAGGAAAGGGAAGCGAGTGAATATTAAATTAGTTCAGAGCAGCGGCAGAAACATCGCAACGGGCATCACCCAGTACTATGAACAGTACTGGGTTTTTCTCGACGATGAGAAGGTCGGTGTGATCAGTTTTCGAGACGGTGCAAAGTTTCTGCCGCGAAGAGTGATCGATCCGGTCGCCATGAAGAAGATCACCGCAGTTATTGAAGAAGCGCTTGAACGTCAAGTGCTGAGCAAGACAGTACCCCCAGAGATACCCGAAGGAATGTTTGATGACGAAGACGAAGGAAAGCACTACGAAGACGACTTCGTTAACTCGTGAATCGCTGCTCGGTGCGATCAAGGCAACGATGCGAAGTGTCACAGTTGAAGGCATCGGAACTGTGATGATCAAGTCGTGGTCGCCAGTTACTCGATCAAGAAGGCAAGCATCAATCGCGAGCATGAGCAAGGAGAAGCAGTTCTTTCACGCCAACGCTTATTGTGTGATTGATATGTGCTGCGACATGAACGGCGATCCGTTGTTCACTGACGCTGATCTTCAATTACTGACGAGCGACGATGTAAGTTCTACGAAGCTCGATCTGCTCTATGATGCTTGTCAGACTTTCGACGAGGAGGAATCGGGAAACGAGTGAACCGCATTGAAAGGTTTGAGATGGAGTTCAATCGCAACTCGCGGCTGAGCTTCGTCTTCGGACTTGCTCTTGAACTTGGGATCGACGATCCGATCACTTGGTTCAATGCGGTCGGCGATCGAGTGATCGATGCGTGGATTGGATACAAGAAGCACACTCTCGACAAGAAACAAGACAACCAACAACTGCCGCCAGATGAGGCGCACAGGAGATTCCTAGATGGCAGTGTCAATCGGCACCCTACGAATGGACATCATCGCTCGCACTGATGAGTTCGAGAAGGGTCTATTCAAAACTCGAAAGGAGATGCGTTCAACTCGTCGAGTGTTCGAGAAGAATCTGTCAGTCCATGACAAGTACGCTCGCAGCTTGAATAAGGCTGATGAGATGCTAAAGCGCGGAAACCTATCTATCAAGTTGCATCGGCAAGAGGTCGCGAGACTCTCGAAAGAATATCGTGAAGCGCATACATTCAGCGGCAGATTCTCTAAGAACCTGAGAAGTAGGGCTGTGGCAATGGCAGCAGCAGCGGTTTCAATCGGTACGCTCGTTCAAGGTCTGCGCAGTCTTCGCGAAGGACTCACGAAGATTGATGATCTCGACAAGAAATCGAAAGGCATGGGCGAATCAGTCGCCAACATTCAAGCACTCGCATTCGCCGCCGGTCAAACATCGGGCTTACCTTTCGAGACGGCAGTCGCTGGATTCGAGAAGATGTCCAAGCGAGTTGCTGAAGCGGCCATGGGAACTGGCGAAGCAGCGATGGCATTGAAGAAGCTGAACATCGATGCGAAAGAACTCAACAAGCTAAAACCTTACAAGCAGTTTCAACTCTTAGCTGATGCGATGGAAGCGGTGCCACATGCTGGCACTCGCGCCGCTCTTGCTGCGAAGTTGTTCGACATGGAAGCGAGGCGTCTTCATATAACGATGAGAGGTGGAGCGGCGACTCTTGAAGAATACAAGAAGCAAGCCGAAGAGATGGGCATTCTTCTGGATGAATCGATGGTCTCAGATGCAGCGAGAGCGAATGATGCGATCGACAAGCTCAGTCGCTCATGGGAGAACTTCAAACTTGTTCTAGCCGCAGGCGCTGCTCCGATGTTCGAAGGACTTGCTGAAGGATTGCAAGATCTTACCGAGTCGCTTGCACAGTTCACGAAGTGGATGAAGACACTCAACCCTGATGGTCCGGAGAATATGAGACGTTACTCGAAGGCGTGGATGAAGGAAGGGACTAAGGGTCTTGCGAAAGAATCATACAAAGACATCGCGGAACCTTTGTTTCTTCCTACTTTCGGTTTCGACGAGAAAACGCAGAACGAGATATTCCAAAGACAAGTCAATCAGGTTCAAGAAGAATCGCTTCTCGGCTGGATGATGGGATGGAAACCCGATAGGCGAAAGTTCACGCTGGTCAAAGACGACAACGGTGATGATGCTGACAAGATGGACGACTTCTTGAAAGAGGACGGAATTAAGAACATCAAAACGGGCATGACTGCCGAGCAAGATAGCATCGAAGAATATCGATTCTTGCTAGAGAAGCAGCAGCGAGAGAATCAAGCGAGGCTAACAAGCACGAACATCGCCGCGCTCAACAACAACACGAACGCAATACTGCAAACCAACAAGCGAGATGTCATCACTGGGCCGAAAAGAATTAACATGCGAGAGGTTGAACTAGCACCATGACCATCACATACAGCTATGAGATCGCAAGACTTCGGCACAGTGACGCAGCAGCGACCGCTTCTAGTTCGCTGGTTCAGCATGAAGCGACACTAGCTTTCAGATGCAGAGTTACCGATTACGATGCAACGGAATTATGCGATGATGGCAGTCAGCAACCGACAACGATCTTCGTTACCGCTGCTGAAGTTCTTGCTGAACATACTGGTCGGCTAAACACTCAACCCATCACTGAGGATCAGATACCGGAAGCGGGCATGGATATTCTCTTCGCCAACGGCAAAGTCTTTCCGTTCATGCACTGCGGAAGCGTTCAAGTGAAGCAGAACGAGAAGGCGACTCAGGAGTTCATCTTCACGACTATCTTTCGCACTGGTCAGTTCAATCATGTCGAGATTAGAGATCTCGGACCGATAGCAGTGCCAGCAGATCTAAACGCTTATCCGGTTATCTATCAAACAGAGCAGCGGCTTGTCGACTTCGTTTTGTACGAAGATAACAGCACTACACCGAAGCAATGCAAGCTACCGACTGGGAACTTATATTCGCAACCGTTCATCGAGAAAGTGGCGAACGAGACGAAGATCGTCACACAATATGAGACAACTTTCAGCGATGAGATTGTGGCAGAGCGATTAGAGAAAGTGAACGGCGCTTCGTGGTTAACTAGCAGCGATGCGAACAAGTGGAAGATCACTGCTATTAACTGGCAAGAAACAAGAATCGCAGTCGGCAGCGGATCAAATCCAGTCGCTCTCGATTGCTTCCTCGTCGAGTACACTGTTCAGAAACTAGACAAGCCCGCTGGTTGGCGATCGAAGCGAGCGCTGCTGGACACTCACTATCTCGCGACTGCTGGCGATGAGTCGACTCGAATGCCGTTCGTAACGAAGGAAGGCGGTCGAACGAACTACATCGGGCAGATCGACGAGCATGGAATCCCATCACCCAGCCAGATCGAATACGAAGAGTTCGTCGTTCAAGAAGAAATCGATTTCGTCTTTCTACGCGCTGAGTCACCATGACACCTGATGAGTATCTGAACTGGAAGAACGCTCGCGCTCAGATGCAAGCGACTAGATTGCCAGCAACGATGGCAGCTAAGCCTCTGCCCTACGATACACAGATGGAGGTAGCTCGCGGTCAGTCTTGGGTAGTTCAGACTCCACCATCTGGCATTCCACCTCGAACGAGCTACACACCGGGTCGAGCTATCTGCGATTCCTTCATCATCGATGAGAATCCGACTCCACCTTCGCTGCTTGAAGAAACGAATCAAGATGCCGAGACTTTGGAGCAGTACGTTTACAATCTCTCGACAAGCGCCGTGGCTGGTGGCGAATGGTTCATCGCTACACAAGTGGGCAACGTCTTAGTGGTCGCTGCCGGTGGTGGCAGCGGCGCTAAGCGAGTGCAGTTCCGCTCGACTACGAAGATGAGCAACGGACAGATCAGCGGTCTCGTCATTCTCAGTGAAGGCGAAGGTGGTCTTGCTTATGGTTCGACTCATGTGTTCAACGATCCTTTCAATCTGTTTTACAACGGCGAACCTGAAGCGATCGGATGGGCCTATTACCGACCTGCTGACGAGCATTGTGATCTCGACGAAGGTCGATGGGAAGTTGAAGAACTGAGTCTGCCACTTGATGAAGTGATAGGCACAGTGACTACTTGCTTGAAGAAGACTGATGTGGATGCGTCAGTTACGTTCGACATAAACGATCAGCTAAGCATGTGGTCACAGTATCACAATGTTGATCTGCCGCCAGAGTTCAGCACTTCGACAAACACGATCACGGCATTGAACAGTTTCAAGCTCGACACTTGCGCTAATAAGAAAGTACGACTTCGCCGAATACCTGACATGCTGCCGAGTGATCCCTTCGCTTGTGCCATACCTAGCGGACACACATCGAACGCAGTGAACTGGCACATAGTGCAAGTCGAAGAGCAGATAGCGAGGTGGCTAAAAGTTCGTTGGACTGGTGATGAGTGGGAGCCTTTCGGTTCGTCTAGCAGCGAGGGTCAAGCGTGGGACGGTTGTGATCCGTTCGTGGGCGCATGCGATCACCCTGCTATAGTTGACCCATGCGGTATGCCACCTTGCATCCCAGACAACACATGCGGCATCGCTAGCTACAAGCCAGAGACTCATGAGTACATCGCGACAGCTACGGTCTCGGCGCTCATGGGTTCGCCGACTCAGAGGTTCGTACCAGTCGAGATCGGTGATGCTGGTGCCTTGTATCCTTGCGCTCTCGAAGTGACGCTTCAAGAAGTGTGCTTGTTCGAGAGTGACGCTGATCCGATCATCGATCGAGTTACGCCAACCTATCTGACTATTGATGTTGTGACTGATGCGACGACACAAGGGAGCAGCATCTACTTGAACAGATCGACGATCACGACTTGTAGCATCACTGCCGCTGAGCCAGATGTGGTCGACATCTGTCCGCTGCTCTGCTACTGCGATCAGTTCTATGAGTGTTGCGAGGCTCAGTGCGGTTGCGAGAATAGCGATTGTGTGTGGGACTGGGACACAACTCAGGAAGAGTGGGTGAACACTGTGCCATGCCCAGAAGGTTGTGACTGTAGCCAAAGTCCGCCAGCACCGCCGACTGGCACTGATCCGACCACTGTCACCTACCCATGTGAAGAAGAAGCAGGTGTCTGCTGTGACAATGTAAGTCCGACGACAGCGGTGAGCTTCGTTGACTTCCAGTTTACGAATCCTTGCAACTTCGACACTACGCAAGGCACACTTGCGGCTGGCAGCTCATCGTTCTCTGCCGCCGGTCCATGCGGTGCTACTCTATCGTTCAATGTGACATGGCAGAACCAAAGCTGTGGCACTTCGCAGACAACTGGCGCGACAGCAGTGCTAAAACAAACTAACACATGCTGTTACTGGGAGATCACTTTGACCATGCCAACCGATGTTTGCCAGTTTGATCCCGCTTGTGATCTTAGCGCGGGCTGGCCCGGCAACACTATTCTAGTTCCTACTTGCGATGGTGAAACTTCGCTTGACTGTTCAACGTATCCACCGGGCGATGACTGTCTCACCGGTTGCGATGCTGGCGGATTCGACTTCCCAAGTTTCACTGTCACGAATATCGGAGACTGTAACTGATGACGAAACAAGAACAGAAAGAGAAAGAGAAGCGGCTCAAGCGGTACTACCTTAAAGAGCAGCGAGAGAAAGACCGAGAACATCGACGAGCTAATCGAAGTTGTGTAAGCAGTTCGCTGAACAAGAGCAAGGCTCAGCCGGTGGGAACTAAACGGAAAGCGATGTCGGCAGAAGAGAAGAAGGCAAAACTGCTGGCGACACTTGACGACAACAAGCTGGGCGACTCGTTCATCAAGGCTCAGATCGATGGTCTGTTCTTGGGTTGTTCATCATGCAAGTCTTCGGTTCGCCACATCATTAACCGATGGGACATCGAAGAAGATCCTGAAACTCTGATGCCGAAGATCGATCGAGTCTCCACAACTGTTTACAAGAAACAGCCAGCGGATCGGCAGATGTTTATGACAGTGAAGGATGTTGCGGTCATACTCATCAAACACATCGAAGCATTCAGACAACGAAACCCTATCATCTTGGAAAGCGCTGATGGCAATACAGAAAGCATCGCTCATCGTCGAGCAGAAACAGTTGACGCATCTAGTGTTGGACCCATCGAACTTACGTCAACACAGCGACCGTAACATCGAGGCAATCAAGTCGAGTCTCGTTCGGTTCGGTCAGCAGAAACCGATCGTAATAGATGCGAAGAATGTTGTTCATGCTGGCAACGGCACACTCGAAGCTGCTAAGCAACTTGGTTGGGAATCGATCGCATGTGTGAGATCAGATCTCAGCGGCTCAGATCTGACAGCGTTCGCCATCGCTGACAATAGAACTGCTGAGCTTGCGAACTGGGATGATGATGCTCTAGCTTCGACATTGCAATCACTGGACTCGATCGATGAATCGATGCTCGCTGATCTCGCTTTCAGTCACGATGAACTCATGGCGATGTTGCCAGAGAGTGACAGCATAATCGAAGACGATGAGATCCCAGCAGTACCGAAAGACCCGGTAACGAAGAAAGGCGATGTCTGGATCTGCGGCGATCATCGATTGATGTGCGGCGATTCGACTGACTCGGATCAGATCGCGAAGCTCATGAAAGGAGATCAAGCCGATCTGCTGTTCACTTCGCCACCTTACGCACTGGGCAAGTCGATCGCAGTCGGTGGCAATACAGCAATGAAGAACGCGACTTCACCGTATGTCGGCTACAAGGATGAGAGCGAAGGATGGGGTGATCTGATGCAAGGGTTCTTCGATGCGAGTGCCGATCATGTTGCCAGTGCCTACGTCATCAATGTTCAGTCGCTCGCTGGGAACAAGCGGCAGCTCACGAAGTTCATCGCTGACAACGCTAGTCAGTTCTGCGATGTAGCGATATGGGACAAGACTCACGGACCCCCGGCAATGGCGCAAGGTGTTCTCGCTTCACAGTTTGAGTTCTTGTTTATATTCTCGAAAGAGAAAGACGCATCTCGACGAGTGCCGCTAGCATCATGGCGAGGCACTGAGACGAATGTTTATCAAGGCAGACCGAACACTCAGAACGAGTTTAGCGAAGTACATGCGGCGACGATGGCACTGCATCTGCCGACTTGGGTTATCGACAAGCTATGCGATCAAGCGATGAGCGTCTTCGATCCCTTCGGTGGCACTGGCACTACAATGATCTGCTGCGAACAGCTCGGGCGAATCTGCTACTCGATGGAACTCGAACCAGCGTACTGCGATCTGGCAGTTGAACGATGGCAGAACCTAACCGGATTCAAGGCATCAAAGGTCTAAGCGCTTGTCGCGCTAGGAACTCTCGTCGCTCATCCTATCCCGCTGAGTGGCGAGAGTTCGTTCTCATGTCAGCAGCGCATCGCCTACGCTCGCTCGATTCCTTATTCGCATAACCTGCTATGCGATCATCTGCGCTCGTCCTGCTCGATCCTGATGAGTGTGGCGATGTGATGGGAATCCTCAGAAGAGAATCGCTTAAATGCCGTGAAACGCCGGGTCTATCGCTGTGGGCGAGGAACTAGGGGCCTTGCGTAGTTCTACCCTTTCTGTTCTAATGTATAGACATCGGGAATGGAATCCTGAAGCGAGCAGAAGTCTCGCGGTCGCCGAACGATCGAAAGATCCGGCAAACGAACGACCGCAGATCAAGGGCGGATCATGAAGATCCCATCTCGAACCGCAAGGTGAGAAAGTCCTCTGCCCCGCTGATACGCACCGCTGCGAAGCGGCGCGGGCACAGCGGTGACCGGTTACGGTCGAAAGAGAATCGCCGCTCATTAGAACGATGCGATCTGAAACCAGCTGGTCACTCAGAACACATCGAACGATAGACGCGATTCACCGAATGCAAAGTCGGTACGAATCTGAGCATCGCTGTCATGAACGCGATGCTCTTTCTCGTTCTTACTTTCTAAAACTAGGAGACAACCATGAAGACTTCACATGAACAAGCTGCGAACATCTTGAACAAGATCTTCCCGAACATCGAAGCTCGATCCGGTTACATCGGCAACTGCTCGCTAACGGGCAGCTACGACAATCGATCTTTCAAGATCTTCACTAACGTGGACATCGGCGGCATTCAGCCGCTGAGCATCAACTTGCCCGCTGGCGATGTCAGTGGTTTGACGATCGCTCGAATGATCAACACGGTTTTGATGGCGAACAATACGAAGACTGTTAGTCCTGCTGTCGCTCAGATGCTTAATGCTGTTCGATACGAAAGCTATTAGTCGAAACGCCGCAAGGCGTCTGATCGAGTTGGCTACTCGATCACTGATGAGACAAGCCACACAACTAGGAGACAACTATGAGTGCTAACATTCAAACACTGCAAGCGATTCGAGTTCGAGTTCTTCCTGCGACGAGTCATCGAAGCAAGCGAATGCTCGTCATGTCTGGACCGACAAGCGCTGGCAACCGCAAGCGCTACGGATGGGACTGGGAGATGAACGATCATGAGAACATCGTCGAAGCGGCGAAGCAATTCGCTGAGTCGATGAACTGGGAGTATCGATTCTTCATCGCTGCTGAGATCCCTGAAAGCGTTCACAATCCGAACTGCTATCTGTTCACTCAGATCAGCAAGGATCTCACATGCTTCGCCAGTCACGCTGGCATCCGAGAGATCGCAGCGTTCGAGACTCACGCTATCGTCCGATCTCACTGATTAGAACTTCAACTAAGGAGACAACTATGAGTAGTGCCATAACGCGAACAAGACTCAGCGAGTACGAGCAGCGGCTTGAATGCAAGAAAACATACTTTAATGCCCTTCGTAATAACTTTCTGACATCGAAGAAGTTCACGCTCGAAGAAGCATGGAACGCGATGCCTCACTTCGCTGCGAACTTCAACACCTACCCGGTACTCATGTCGCTGCTTGATGAGATGGTGACTGAGTTTGTTCTTGAAGGTTACACGAACGGTCCAGAGAGGTTCTATCGCTTCTAAGTCGAAACGCCGAAAGGCGTCTGCGGGGTTCTGCGCTTCCCGCACTGATGAGACAGCGCAAACATTCAATAGGAGACAACTATGAAAGTTCTAAACATCAAGAAAGCTATTGCTCGAATCTTTAAGAACCTTCGCTGGTTCATGCTCGTCGATCATGGTGCGTCAGTCGAGACGATGGGGCAGATGCTCGACCGCATCGATCATCTCGTTCTGACTCACGAAGACGAGATCGGCGACTTGAAGATGAAGATCGAAGAACTGACGCAGCAACTCGAAGCGGTTGATGAACTCGTCGATGAGAAGCTGAACGACTATGACTTCGATCACTTGATGACTGAAGCGATCAGCGAACATGACTTCAGCTATGAGATCGGGGAAGCAGTGAACGAGTACGACTTCGACACTGCGATCGAAGAGCAGCTCAGCTACATCGACTTTGATGAGAAGATCGGCGAGGCGCTTGAATCGTTCGACTTTGATGACAAGATCGGCGAGGCGCTCGAAGAGTTCGAATCGCAGATCGATCGAAAGATCGCTGCGAAGTTCAGCACTGCTCGCATCGTCTTCGGCGATGTCGAAGAACCGAAGCAGACAGAAGCGCTTCTCGATGAGGTCGCTGTTCATCCGTTCGTCGATCCTGCGATCGATGCTGTCATCGCTTTCGAAGACAGCGAGTGATCGCCAAACTCGAAACGCCGCAAGGCGTCTGCGGGATCAAGCCCATCCCCGCACTGATGAGAACGGGCATTCAATTCTTAGGAGACTAACTATGAGTATCGCATTCGCAAACAATGTTGAAGAGAAGATCCGAAGCACTTTCGGCGAGACGATGAAGCTGCCGCTGATGGGGCCAGATAACATGCCGACACCCCACTACGGGATCTGTCGCACTGACATCGAAGGACCGGAAGCATGGTTTCCTCGAACGATGAAGCGAGGCTACCAAGAGCATACGCTCGATGATGTAGTCGACATCTGTCGCATCGCTGCCGAAGGTTTCGGCTTGCAAGATGATCAGATCAAAGTCGATTGCTGCTGGGGCAAGAACGGGCATCGTGTTTCGATCGCACCGACGAACGAGCATCGACGAACGCTCGCTCGCGGCGACGACTCGCTCTGGCCGCGCTTCGTGCTTCGAGCTGACTTCGGGTTCAAGTTCATCGCATCTGCTGGCATGTTCAGAGATGCTTGTTCGAACTTGCAGATGATGCGCAAGGTTCAAGGCACTACCGTCTCGCTTCGTCACACTGGCGGATTCCGAGATCACTTCGATTCGACTGTCGATGAGTTCAGAACGCTCGCCGCTAAGTACGATAACATCGTCGAAGCAGCGAACAAGCTGAACGAACGACGAGTCGACACCGCTGAGTTCCTCGCTCAGATGTTTCCGCCGCCAGCAGAAGCATCGACTGAGTCGAAGATCAGCCGTCACAAGAAGCACATTGGTCAGATGATCGATCGTCTTCAACGTGAGCAGTTGAAAACTGGCGTCGAAGTCAGCGCTCGTCGAGCGACACCATGGCAACTCGCGAACATGGTCACTGGATTCATTCAGCATGACAAGACGCGAGTTGGAAAGCCGAGCGCAGCAGAGCGAGCGTTCTTGGCACTCGACGATAAGACATGCGACAAGGCATGGGATCTCGCATTCACCATGAGTGCGTAAGACTTGCTGAGTAGCAACGAACCGCGAGCAGTTCATCGACTGCTCGTCTTCGTTCTTACTCGTTACTAACTAGGAGACAATCATGAGCGTTCAATATCTTGAAACGAAGTTCACTGAGGCGAAGGCGAAAGACGTTAGGCCGAACCTAACAATCGATGGCTACACTTCGAAGAATGGTTCACCGACTCATCTGATGATCAAGCTCGGCAGTCGATGGCATCGGATCTATCAGTTGTTTTTTAGCAACAACGGATCGTGCTTCGTTCGTGTTAGCGGCGAGGCTAAGTATCTCACAACGTCTCAGTGGCAAGAAGCTCAGCGACTCGCTGATCTTGATGATCGCAAGCAGTGGCCTGATGATCACATCGAGTGGCCTGAACAAGCCAAGCGACTGAACAAGTAATTCCCGAACTAGGAGACAAACATGAATACCAAAAAACGAATGACGCTGAAAGAAGCTAAGCAGTTGCTGGTCGACAACAACTTTTACTGGAGCGTGCGACCAGCGCAAGATGAGGATGGTCCGAAGTTCTTGGTGGCAGCGACTTTCGCATCAAGCGAGATGTTCGAGCATGTGGCGCTGTGCGAGCATGGTCGCTTCGATTGTGTCGAGGCGAGAGATGTTCGAGACTTCATTCAGCGGCATCGCCAACCGTTCTTGTACTATCTCGGCAGTTTCGGATTCGATGTGAACGCGATCAGTTACCTGATCGACGAGCGAGACTTCGATGATGTCACTCATCAGAAGAGTCATCGCGCAGTGGTTCAGAAAGTGATCGAAGGGCATGAGATCATTCTATTCTTCGAACGCAACTCGAAGACGATAGAACTCAAAGTCATCGATCCATGTGGCAAGCTGGCGATCAAGGCTGAATCAGAACAGCTCGAACGACTTCTCGCTTTCGCGCTGGCAACTACGAAGCTCACGATCTGAGCGTTAACTCACGAAGCGCATCGTTCAAGCG